GTCCTAATTTAATCTACAAAATTACCTAATTCAAATTCTTCTTTTGTTCTTATTGCATAATCGCGTGCTAACAAATTTCGATCGTTTGTATTTAACAATTCAAACCATTTATCGCCACGACTTCCAAATTCTTTGTTATATTTTTTCATTGCAGCTTCAATGTAATAACGCCACAATTTTGCTGCTTTATCAATATCGTATGTACCCTTTTTATATTTCTTACCTAAATTGATCAAAATAGGCTTACGCATTTGAAAATATAATTGACTATCATTATCGGCGTACAATTCAATTTCTCTCGCTGCATCGGGATCACTAAAAGTCGGCATTGCGCCAATTCTTTTTCTTTTTATACCAGCCATTACTTTACCAGGTACAATAGTATAACCGTATTTTAGTCGCTTTTTATCGCTCCTTAAAACGTCCTTAATTTTATCCTTAACAGTAGTCGGCTTTTTTTCTTTTTGCTTAGTTATTGTTAGCTTTTCTTTCTTTTTTGTTCTTTTATCTTTGCCGCTGTTATATGCCTTAACGTCTTTACTTAATTGATCCAAAAACTTGAAAATTCTACTCTTTACAACTTTTTCATCTTTATCACTTAGTTTGTCAGTTACATTTCTGCCTATAGTCGCATAAAATTTACCAGCCGCAGCTTTTGCTTCTCCTGGTCGTCCGTTAATTTCAACTATTAAATAACCTTTCGGATCATTCTCAACTACTTGAGCTGTAACTGTACCGTCCAGGTTAAATTGATTGTAAACTCTAAATTTTAGCCCTAGTATAGATCCAGTAAAACCAACCGGCAACGCTCCTAATTTACCACGCTTATAATTTATTTTTATTCCACTAACTACCCGGATATTTACGTTATAGCTTTTAGTGTCTTTATGATATTCGCCTAATTTTTTTCCGCCGCGCTCCTTACTGTACCTTATCGCCCAGGCTTGCTTAACGGCTTGCGCTTGCGTTAGCTTCGGGTTTTTCTTGCGCAGCTTTTTTGCTTCTGCGACTACGGCCTTAAACTTGGCCCTGGCTGCTCTTTGCTTTGCTGTCATTTTATCGTTTTCTTGTTACAAAATACAGAACGGCAGCGCCGCCGATCAGTAAGGGTAAAAAATTAGGTTTTTTTGTTACGGTAGTCGTAGCTGGCGCCATATCGGTAGTGGCCTGCAGCTCGGCTGGCTCAAATACCTGATCGGCAATATCAATGTTCGTAGCTTCGCTGGCGGCCTTTGGCTCTAGTGCTTTTTTTGCCAGCTCTTGCGCTCTTTTATTTAGGGCATCCTTACCTACCTGTACCAGCTCGGCCGGATCTATTCCAATTTTATTGAAAAAGTCGGCTACCTTAACCAGTAGTGGCGCTGCAGTTGCTACTGGTGCTGCTACTCCTGGCGCTGCTCCAATCTGCTCCATTCCGAAGATTCGCTTTTTAGTAGATCCCTTTTCCCAGGCTTTCTTTAGTGCATTGATCTGTCCGCCGGCACTTTCCCAAAAGTTAGTTAGCCGGCTAGGTGCTTTTTGCCAGGCAGCGGCCAGCTTAGTTGCCAGCCCTGCAAAATTGATTGTAACCAGTAGCAAAAACGAATTGCGCACTGGTGCGGCTGCTACTTTTAGAACTACTTTCGCGCCTTTCTTTAATACTTGGCCAGTTGTACGGCCTGCAGCTTTGCGGGCAGCCTGGACGCTTGTCTTGGCTGCTTGTTTCGCCGCCTTAGTCGGCGCCGCTTTCTTTGCTGCTTTAGCAGCTTTCAAAGCCGCCTTTTGTTGCGCTGTTGCGCCAATTCCGCTTATAGAGTATAGTGCCATTTTTCTGTCTGTTGCGTATGTGTACGGTTTTTTGTAATCAAAGTCGCCAACTACCGGATCGATCCAAATTTCGTTACTCGTGCCAGGATTAACAACAACAAAAACGTGCTGCGGCTGTTTATCAAACATTTTGTAACTAGCGAAGCGATAGGCAAACGGTATGCCTAAATTTTGTAAAACGCCTCCGGCAAATAAGCTATAGTGCTTACAGTCGCCGTAACCAGTAGCCAGGATCGCTGCAGGGCTTTTTACCGTCTGCTTGCTTCCTGGCTCAATCACGTAGCGCACATTATTTTTAAGAAAATTAAAAATTTTACGCGCTGTCGCTCGCCTAGATCCACCGTTAAAAAAAGAACTTATTTTGCTGTAGTCGTGTGCGTGCCTTCGGTGTGCTTCCAGTATGGCGTCTATTATGTCGCCGGTACTTTGATCTGCCGTAAGCATTTCACGTCTATTTTGAAACGGCCCCAATCTACCCATTAAAGTAGCTGCGTCCATTCCTTAGATCATTTTACTTTCACTAACAGGTATTACTAGGCCGTCCACGTTAGCTGTGCCGGTAAAACTCACGCTGGTAGATCCCAGCGGACGGCTTAACAGCTCGCGCACCGTTTCAAACACTCCGACAGCGCTGGGCCTTGCCTGCAGCTTCAAAATACTTTCGCTGTTAGCAGCTACGCGCTGATCGCCAAACGCTGATACGTTAGCTACAGCTGATCCCTGTACGTTTATAGATCCAGTAATTGATTTTACTACAATAGCCTGGTTTGTGGGGTTTGATACGGCCAGCTCTACATTAAATACTGGCGCAAATAGTGTGCCGCCAGGTCGAAGCGATCGCAAAGAAAATACGGCTCTTTGTCCGAAGCGATAGCGTGATAAAAAAAACAGTGCAGCTGCGCCGCCTACCAGTAGTAAGATATTCCGCATTTACAATGTGCTGCGGCCTTTTAGATCCTTGTCGTTTGTCGTTACCGAAAATAAAAACAAAAACTGAAGCAAAAAAATCTATTTGAAAATTTGTTCACTTTTGTAACTTTTCGCCTAGCCCGCGTGCGGCTTTGTAGGGCCGCTACGCGGACTACGGCGAATTTAGTGAAAAAAATTCATACAGAGCATAAAATTTAGCCTAAAAATATCCCCACACCTGTATTCACCTTTATTTCAAAATAGAAAAGTACCGTAAGGGCATAAAAAAGGCCCGGCGTAGAAACGCCCGGCCCTCCTAAACCAACCCTGTCTGCTTATGTTAATCGAATTTACTACTTTTTCTCAAAATCGCGTATAAGCCACGTGCGGCCCTCAAAATTGGCCGTTTCCTTGTCGTACCAGTTAATGTACCAGGCGCCCGAACTAGCGCAAAATTGGCCAAATTTGAGCCTGTTAGTGATATTCCGGTATTTCCTGGGCCGTTTTGTCCCAGGCTTAAAAAAAACTATGGCTGTTTCTAGTTTTTTAGTCATTTTATACTATTTTAGCAGTGAATACAGGTGACCGCGGCAAGTTCCGTAGTCGTTTGTCCGCGCCGGTCGAGTTCTACTCCCGGCGCTTTTTTTTAGAAAGGTAGATCGTCTAAAATAACGCTATCTACAGGCTCCTGGCTACTTTTCGGCTGCATAGGCATAGTAACCTGGCTGGCTGTAGTGTTTAGATCTTGCGACTGTTGCTCACTAAATAAGATCCGTAAATAATTAGCTCCGGCCTTGCTTTTATTTACCCAGCCACTAACCCGATATTGCTTTCCGGCAATGGTGGCCGATCCGGTGTAGTCCGGCTGTGTGGGCTTGTCCTTTGTGTTTTTGTAAAGGCTTCCGCTCTTGTTTTTCTGTTCCATAATTATTGCTGTTCAGTTTCCTCTGTCCCCAGGTTAATTATTTAGAATTTATAATTTTAGAAAAATACTTTTTAGCTTTAATTTTCTTTTTTTTTGCCTGATATTTAATTTCTTTTTCTTCTAAATACAATACTGTTTTACCATTAACAATATGCTTGCTTTTTATTTTCATTTTATTTCTTTTTTGTAGGTACCTGTGGTGCTGGCTCAATGTAGGGTACCTGGCTCCAGCGTCCGTTGTAGTTCATTATGGCGACAGGCTCAAAATCGCCGTCGCTTCGTATGTATTTAGGCTTCAGTACAAACTGGCTAGTGTCCTTATTTTTTTCCACGATCATAGTGGATTGGCTCCAGCGATCAGTATTGCTCCCCAGGTGGCCCAGCGTTTCGCCGTGGCCTTTACCCAGGTGCAGTACGCCGATCAGCAAAATATCGTATTGCTTAGTTATCCGCTTTAGCCAGTTCGTTACTAGGCGCGTTTCTTTGGGATCGTTGTAGTCCAGGCATAAGTCCAGTAGTCCGTCCACAATAAGGCAGCTACAGTCCCTATTTTCGATTAGATACTGTTCAATCATTATTCGGATCTTGCTGGGCATATCCTCTCGCATAGAAAAAGCGTCAAAATGATCCGGGAGCTTCGTTTTTTCAGCCAGGCTTATTATTTTATCTATTTGCCTGTAGAAGTCAAAATTGCTCATTTCGGTATCAAAATAACCGATCCTGGGCCGATCATAAGGCAGCTGCAGTTTCATACCCCAAACCCCCTGATAAGGCGGCACAAGGGCTGACGCTGCAGCTGCACCCACAAATGTTGATTTACTAGCCTTAGGCAGGCCCGAAAATACAATATAGCTCTGCAGGCAGCCCACTACTTTACCCTGGATTGTAAAGATTGGCGGCTGGACAGGCGGCCTATTATTAGCGTCGTATCGCCTAGCTTGTAGTAAATTGATAATTTCCGAAAGGTCGTTTGCCATTCAATTAGTAATTCCAGTAACTAGATAGCCATAGCATAAAAAGTAAAGTAAATAGCAGCCAAAATTTAGGGCTATTCAATAATTTGTAAAACGTCTTTTTCATTTTGCTTTTCGTTTAGTTGATCAATCAATTTTTTTGCTGTAGTGATCGCGGCCTGTATCGGTGTGATCGGCTCTCCTTTGTCGGCTAGTGGGTGCTTTTTGCCTAGCTCCAGGTACGTAGGTAGCAGCTGAATAGCAAAATACTCCAGTTTAGTCATTCCAGGGATCGGCGCAATAATGCGGCCTAAATTGTCCTGTGCTACTTGCGGCGGAAACGCTGGCTGATTGTAATTTTCCATTTTTTAAGGGTTTTTTTTAGGTTATACAATAAAAAAGATATTTCGATAGCTAAGTAGGCCAGGCAAAATACTGGCAGGCATACTAAAACTAAAAATAAAAGCTCTAGTAAGAATTTAACCGATTTCATCGGGTATGGTGTTGACGTTAGTAATAACGCGCTGATAATAGTCAATGCTATCGCCGATAAGCACACGAAGCTCCATAGCAAGGTTAAAGGGGATCAGTGATTGATCTACCAGCGCCCGGCTGCCGCAACTGTAAGTAAATTCAATTTTTACTTTTGCGTCGTCCAGGTGTTTGCCTAAAAATTGTAAGGTTTTGATTTTTTGATCTAGTTCACGCAAGTAGGCTGCGCGATCGCTTAAGATTGCCATAGTTCCGTAGATTTAAGGTTAGTAAAAGTCGTTTGTCGTTTACGAATTTATACAAGAATTTATTTACCAACCAAAAAAAAATCTACTCTGTAATTGAGTAGATTGATAAAAAAGCTGAATTTCAGCTAATTAGGATAAAAATAGTTCGCTTTCTGCTTTTCTGCGCCTGGTAAGTCCTTTTACCTCTTTGCCTTTTACTTTATTCCAGCGTAAAAACTGAGCTGCTACAGCTGATTTTTCGGCTCCGCTATTAAGTAAGCGAAGCAGTGTAGATCTTGCAAAAGCTCCGGCGCCGATATTAAATACCAGGCTGGCCAGTGCCAGGCGTTGATTAGTATTTACAGGCACTTTTACTAAGCGATTAACGTCGGCTTCAACGGCCGCTGTAGTGATCCGTAACCAGTCCAGGGCTTCTTTTTTAGTGATCTTGTCGCCTTGCTTAATTGGTAGCCCTGTATAGGGATTGCGCGTATTGCCATATCCTATCGTCCAAATACCGGCGCTGTCCTGGTAGGCTTTTAGCTCCAGGCCCTCAAATTTAGCTATTAGTGCCGCTGCGCTCATTTTGCTACTAATTAAGATCAGCCCTAGTATAGCCAGGGCAATAATATAGTTCTTTGTGCCTTTCATTCATTACAGGCCTGTCTTGTCAAAATCTTTTGCAGCAGCAAGGCCCAGTCCGGCGCCAATTGTAGTGATCCCTGTAACCAGGTCGCCTTTCAAAATAGCAGCTAGGCCGCCAATAATAGTAGCAAAGCCAAAAAATGTAGTTTTCCAGTTTTTAAATAGCTTTTTCATTTTTTACAAAGTTTATACCGTTATAGATTATCGTTGCCAGGCCTAGGGCTGCCATTATTGTACGGTCTTTACCTTTTAGCTTGGTTGCAGCATATAGCATAAAGGGGCCAATAAAGGCCACGTCTGCTAGTCGTATTAGCTGCGTTTTCATTAGTCCTTAATTAAATGCTCCAGCAAAATATCCAATTTAGTTTCCAGCCTGGTTAGGCGCTGGTCGTGATCGTCATTTTTAGCGATCTTATCTTCTAGCGACTTAACGCGCTGGTTAAGTACGGCCCAGGAAGCGACAAAGCCACAAAGGCTACTAATTGCTATCGTTACTAACTGTAGATCCACTTTCATTTAGTTTTTTACTTTCTTCTGCTATTTGGTTGTTAATCTCGCGCAGCTTATTTTCTAAAAAAGTAATGTTTGCGATTAAATCGTAAGCTGTTGCTTTTAGTTCGTGTAGGTTTGTCATTTTTTTAAGGTATTAGCGTTAAATTAAGTTGCTCGCAAATATACTCATAAGCGGCTAAATTAACGTCGGCTGACTGGCCCCACTGATTGTATGCAGCGCCGTTTATTGTCGTGTTGCCGCTTTGTACAATAGTTTTTACCGTTTCCGTTTCTGTTTGTACGTCTTGACCTATTACGTTGCCATTTTCATCGTAAATATCGCGAGTAACGGTATTTGTAACGATAGTAACAAGGCTAATTTGCCAAAAAAACTGCGCATAGTCATTTAGATTGTCATTTACAATTGATGCGTCTAAATAGTTTGCGCTTACTTGCTGTCCGTTTTGCCATATAGTTACTGGCTGTATTGAATAACCCATATTAGTATAAAAATAAAGTAAAAGGGAACGTGTTTTGAGCTAAAGAACTCATTGCATAACTAGCACTTATAGAACTTTGTCCAGTTATATCGCAAGTCATTTTAGCACTATTTGTAAAATCATATGAAGAATTATTGATACTTGTTGAATGGCCGATAGTCGGTGCCGTTGTTTGTGCGCTATAATTGTATAGCATACCGATAAAATACATACCAGCAGCCGCTACGTATGTACTGCTAAATGCTTTTGTTTGCCAAGTATTTGACGTGCCTTTCCATATGTTACCATCATTTGTTGAACTTGCCACCAGTGTTATTGTACCACCACTATAAGAAAATAACGCAACCCCATTGTAATTATCGGCAGTATAGTTTCCTTGTACACCTTGAAAAAATTTAACTCCTGAAATAGTGGCACCAACTGGTAAATAATAACCAACTACATACAAAGTAGCATCAAATAAAGCCTTATTAGAATTTAATAAATTAGATAAATTCATAGGACTGTATCCGATAATTGCGCTACCCAGTGCAGTAAAGGCTTGATTTGAAGCTACATTTTGTTGAGTTAAATTAAACTCAATACCAGCGTCATTTTTGTAGTATGCATTATTATCTGTTTTTGCATAAATTATTCCTGTACCACTTGCCGGGGTTGCTGGCGCTACTTGTTCGGATATTATTACGTTAGTAGCCTTAGCTGATCCGTTTACTTGTAAAGCCTCGCCGCTGTTAGTAGTGCTTTTAATTAGCAAATTACCGTTAAAGTAATTTAGATCGCTGGCCCCCTCTTGATATATCCCCCATCTATTTGTATAGGTTACTGTACCTGTGCCAGTCGTTTGGTCGTTTATTAAAATTGCGTAGTTATTTGTAATATTAACTGCGCTGCCTATATTATCAGGAAAGCAAGCCCTGTATCCAGCCAGGTGCGTTATCGTACCTACTGCCGATCCACTAAAAGAATATACACTACTTAATGCACTAAATGCTCTTACCGTTCCAGTTCCTTGCGTCATTGTAAGCGTACCAGCGCCAGTAAAGTTAATACGGCTGTTGCCCTCTAGCCCTTGCCTGGTGCTGTTTGGTACGGTAGTATTGCCGCCTAAATTTAGTACCAGTGCGCTATTTACATTGCCTATTACATTTGGGCCAGTAAAATTAGTACCGCCAGGCACCGTTAATGTGTAACTGAATAAACTACCAGTAGCACCGCCACTTGAATAAGTTTCTATTGCGCCAAAAGTAGCTTTGTTCGTTGACGTTTGAAATTCTACTGCATTAGTATTTATTACGCCGTTGTGAACCTCAAAATAACTAAAACCGCCGCTGTATTGATCCCCTAAGCGCCATACATTACTACCTAAACGTTGAAAGCTCATCAACGTATTGGCCGTAGCTCCAGTAGCATTTAAATGAAGCATATTGCCTGTTCCGTGTACGTCTAGCCTTACTCCAGGGGTGCTAGTGCCGATCCCAAGCCGGATATTTGCATTATCCCAATAAAGGTTAGAACTAGATCCAATAGCTTGACTGCTGGTAAAATAGGCTACCTGTGTAGCTGTACCGGTACCCGTGATTGTGCTAGTGCCAGGGCCGCCGATTAAATCCCAGGTAGTACCGTTATCCCGATAGATCTCAAAAGTATCGGTACTAACAAACAGCCGGCCTGTCTGTCCGGCGGCTGGCCTATTAGCAAACGTGTTACTATTGATAGACGGCGATCCAAGCTGATTAAGTATATTAAAATCTACGAACATTAAACGTATCGTTTAAGTATTACTGTAAGTTGATTAACTCCTGCCCCACTAAAATTAAAAGAATACACTTTCACGTTAATCTCATCGCGGTTACCAGTGATATTCCACGACTGGTTAGGCGTCAGCAAAAAACCGTCAACGGTTACGTTGCTAGTGCCTTGATTGACGAATATAACGCTGTTAGCGTTTGTGTCCGTCTGGCCACTTTGCTGAAATATTTTTGTTTCTGTTATGAACTTTATACAGGCCATTATCTACAAAGTTTTTGATCTTTAGCATATTCCTGGCGCATTGTTGTTTCGTCAGGCAAAAAAGTCGTTTGATCCACAATGTTAGCCACCATTTGCCGGGCTGTGCTAGCTGCGCTTTCTGCGCTAGGCGCTGTCTTGCCGGTAGCCTGTCTGCGCTTCATAAAATAATAATACACTGCGGCTGCGGCTACTAGGTAAAGTATTGTTCCTTTTTTCATTGTCGTTTTTTTTATACCAGTACATTATCGCCAAAACCGGCTACGCGAATACCTTTTGCTAGCTGTCTAGTTACAGCCTTTGCCTGCGCCCTGGTAGCTGTCTTAGTCCTTACGGCTCTTTTTACAGCTGTAGCCCTGGCCTTTGCGCCTGGCTGCTTAGTAAATAAATTACTTACCAATTTTGTACCAATATCTAGGGCTGTTTGCCTAGCTGGGGGCATATCTATAGGCGCCGCGAAATCTTGCTCAGTGATCCTTTCTGTTGGCCCTGCTTCAACGGTTACTTTGGGCCGTCTGCGAAACGCCATAAACGCAATAGCTGCGCCGGCGATCAGTAGTAAGGGCAATATATTTTTTTTCATCGTGCTGGTAATCTGTTTGTGTATGTTAATAATGTGCGAAGCTGGCTATCACTTAGGCCGTCCCAGGGCAATATACCGCCACCATTGGTTAAGAAAGTTAAAAGATCTTGCCGATAGCGCTGCTGAAATACATCGGCGACAAAAGATATCGCGGCCTTTGTTTTTAGCTGGCTAAAAGCAGCCATGACAGCGTTAAAATCGTCCTGGAAAAGTCCGAAAGCATTATGTATCTGCTTTGCTAACTGCTCAGCTGTAGCTCGCCTTATTAAGATCCCGCCAGTACGTTTATAGTATAACGGTTTCCAGTAGCTACCCGGATCTGTTATTTGCTGAACGGTGCTAGTTGTACCCGGCCCAGCTGCTACTCCTGCTTTTATAAGCAGTCGACGAATAGCTGTAAAAGCCAAAAGACCACCGCCTATTAGTAGAACGTCCGTAGTTGATATTTTTATCCCTTTTGCCATTACTTTCTTAACATTGATAGTAGCATACTAATTTGGGCCTGCGGCATAGCTGCCAGCTTCGCCAAGTCGTCGGCTGTTACTCCTTTACTAAATAGTGTTTGTACTATTTGCTCAATATCTTGCGTTCCGCTAACGTGCTGCACCTTTGGAGCGCTAAAGCTATTTACGATACTACCTAGCATACTGATAAGCATTTGTTGTACTTGTGGCTGTTGAAGCATACCGGCTAAAATACTGGACGGCGTAACTGGCTGCTCGGCTTCTTCTTCTTCTTCGTCGTCCGTTTCCAGTTCGGCCATTCTTTCGGCTCGTAGCGCCCGGATCTCGTTTAGTATCTCGTTATTAACTTGGGCCTGCTGGTTACTTACGCCGTAGCCTGCGATCATACCTAACGGCGCTTCGTTTAGCACAAAAACTTTATTGATTGCTGGCGCTACTCTTTCTTTGTCTTTGTCATTGTATAGACCTAAAACAAAATTGTTGTAGTCGTCTGGCGAAATATACGACAGCTCTGTTTGTAACTTTTCGTATCCCTCGTCTTTGCTTTTACCGTCATAAGCGCCAGTAATGTTTTTGGCCATTACTGAAAACCTAAAGATCTTCCAGGCAGCCTGCGGCTGCTCGTTGTACCAATTTAGGACGGCGCTTGCGTTTCGTAGTTGTGCTGTTGCAGCCATAGTTTTTTAGATATAGTAAACGCCGAAAACAAAGCTAATGTTAGTCGTGTTGGCAGGAGCCGACGCGATAGTGATATAGCTCTTATCCCAGGTTATCTTTTGTCCGCTAAACTCAGGCAAGCTACGTACAAAAGGAGCGCTAGCGCTAGTTGTAGCCTGGGTGCGGATTAGTGATACCAAAGGAATGCGGAATAAGTCCTGGCGCTCGTTTGAGTATAGTACCAGGTAACTTTTTTGCATAATAGCTGCGGACGGCAAAGCGACGTTGTTAGGCGATACGGTTACTGTATCAACGGCGAATGTCTCTAGCGCCATCAGTGCTGTATAGCGTAGCTTGGGCAGATCTGGGAACGACCATTGTGTCTGTGTCTGTCCTGTTGTTGCTACACCGGGAACCAGTAGCTCTACCAGTTCGTATTTAGCGGCCTTAAATGCCATTGTCTTAAATTTTACTTTTTTTGAAAATAAGGGCCGGCCGAAACCGGCCCTTTAAGTTTATACCCGAAACAGATTAACGTACAGGTGTAACGTTTTGTGCCAAATGACCGCGCATAATGATTACAGCGCGGCTGTTTGTTTCAACGGCGGCCATAGCTGTAGCAAGTTGAACTGATAGAATGTTCTGCTTTGATCCTACCAATACCCAAGCGGGTTCGATTGGATAAAAGCCGCTATCAGCACCGCTTTGCTCATCTTTGAAGTCGATACCACTAGACGTATAGTAAGCGTCAGTGGCTTGCTGCTGCTGGGGCACGCTGTAATGTCTGTACAGGTCATAAGACGGAACTATTTGCCGTCCGTTTACTGTCAGCGATAAGCTACTGTTGTACCAGTTGTATAAACTGGTAGCAGTGTTAGCTGATGAAAAAATATTAGCGTTAGGATAAGTCGCTAATTGAAAGTTAGTAGCTGTAGAACTACCAGGCACCGCGAAACCGACAAAGAGCGAGCTGCAAACGAACGCATCTTGAAGGGCGAGCCTATTTTCCGTATTAGTTGCCGAAGTTGAGCTTGAGCTTACATCGTTTACCAATACAGGGAACTGATAGTTAGTAATAGTAGTTGATAAAGCTACTTCCAAACGAAGATAGGACTGCGATAAAACTGCTTGTCCGAGAGAAAAGCCGGCGGCGTTGATTGCCTGTTTGGCTTTTTCAAATGCAAGGCGTGTGCCTACTGCTGTTGCCATTTTTTTTGTTGCCCTGTTCGATGGCCCAGGGCTGGGCTTTTAGTTAAAATAAAGGTGAATACAGGTGATCCGTTTTTAGTACGTTTCGTCGTCTTCCATACCAGCCAGCACTGAAAGATCATCACCAGCCATTACGCTGTCATCACCAGCGATCACGCTGATATTGTCAGGGATTTCGCCAACGGTTACTGGGAACGTCATAGTGTCGTCCATTTGCCCAATGCCAGTTAATTTACTAACCAAGCTAGCTCCCCCGACAGCAATCATACCGTTACCGATAGCCTTACCCAGATCCCCTTTTAGGATCATTGGGAACGCCAGACCGATACCCAGTACAGCTGCGTTTTTAATGTTCTCGTTGTCAATTGGGATAAACTTAGTTACTTGTTTACCGATTACAGCGCCGGCAATAATACCCAGGGCTGCTTGAATGTTGGCCTTGCCAACGGCTCCCATACGACGGCGTGAACTGCGGCGTTTGGTGCTTTTTCTACGTCTTGCCATTTTTCTAGTTTATAGTTGTTTTATTACGTCCTAATTTAATCTACAAAATTACCTAATTAAAATTCTTCTTTTGTTCTTATTGCATAATAGCGTGCTAACAAATTTCGATCGT